CTTGAGCTGGTCCTACAGGGTAATAATGTTTTACTCTAATACCACCAGAAGTAGTTGCTCCAGAACCACCTTCATTAGAGGCCATGGTTACAGTTAAAGTTGTTGCTGTAGGTATAGAAGTAACTTGAAATTTATTATCATCAAAATTAGTAGATAAAAAATTAGAACCTGTGATAGCTGTAAAATTATCTAATAAAATTATATCACCTGCACCAATACCATGATCAGATGCAAAAGTAATAGTTACAATAGCTGATCCATTAGTTGTAGAGAAAGCATTAGTTAAAGTTGTTGTAGTTTTTAAAGGATGGATGTCATAAAAAATACCACCAGAGTATGCATATAAAATTCTATTAGTTCCTAAGGCTGCATACTTAATACCTGATGTATTTATAAAATGATGAATAGCTGTGTTACGACCTGTAATATCAACAGAACCTAATTGTGCCCAACCACCTATTTTCTCAGGTGTACCATATCTAAATCTAACATTGTCTCCAGCTTTCCATTGTCCTTCACCACCAGTTGAAGTAACTTGTTTATTAAACCCAGGCTGAAATCCTATTTTTTGTAACATATGTCCTTTAGATTATATTAAAGTGCGTTGTGAATCAACGAGTTTTGGGTATACCCAACATAGGTCTTTTATCATATAAATTGGACTTTGCAAAGCGTCCATTTGCATGATTGTAGTGTAGGAATACTTGTCCGCATAACTCTCCTTGGAAAGGTTCTCTCCAATGCTCTAATTCGCAACCAGAATATATAAGCATATCTCCCGGATTTAAATCAACTCTTATTCCTTTGGGTGCATCAGGTTTCATTACACCTTGATATTCATTAATAACATTATTTTCTCCTGTTGGATCAATAAATATAGGCCATATATCACCACCTAGATTAACGGTTGTTGATATCTCACAACTAGGTCTATCTTTATGCCTGTTTAAGATTGACCCTTTTTCATAAATTCTAGCATACGAATAAGTAGGTAATAAATCTAAACCTGTTTTTTCTTTCATAACAGGTAATGTTTTAACTAATAAAGTTTCCATAACATAATCAGCATAAATAGAATAAATTCCTGGAACCTGTTCATCCTTCCAAGTGCCGTGCATAGAATTTTTTGCTATGTAATTGTTATCATACATAAATTTTACAGCATCTCGTTTAAGTAAAAAATAATTAAAACAAAAGTTAGCTAACTCATAAGATATAGCATTCCTAATAACTTGATATTTATTTTGTTCAAAACTCATATAGCTAAGGGTACTCCGTTTTTATGTATTTTTTTATATTTTTTAACGGCTGCTTTTAAAGTTGCAACGTCTTCGTTAGGTACAATTTGTATATCATACTCTTTTATACCTAAAATTAAACCAGCGATAAATCTTCTTGATCCCATACATAATCTGTAGATGTTATTTTTTTCTGTACAAATTAAAGGATTAATAATACCATTTTGTTTTATATCTTCTTTTAATTTTTTCCAGTTTTCATTTTCAGTCTGCATCATTCTACCTTTTTCTGTTTGCATATTTTTATTTCTAAATACAATTTTATCTTTGTGTACAATCATATCTGTATAAAATTAAAGGAAACAGATATTCTCCAGTTCTTTTCGTCTTCCTCTGTGTTCATATTTATATCTACACCATGTGGTTGCCATGATGGAAAAAATATCATTCTTCCTTCAATTGCATCATACGATACTACACGCCACAGTTCTTTAGGTATGTTGTCCACCCTTCTTGGCATGTAAGTATTTGGCCCGGGTCTTGGATCTTCTAAAAATAGTTTACCAGAATCTTTTGGTGCTTTAACATAATACACGCCTGACCACAATGAGTTGGGATGAGTGTGTGTTTTATTATAACTATAGGTAGGGTTAATATTACACCACATATTGCCAAGTCCAAGTTTAGGTTTAACCCCATAGTCTTTATTACATTCTTTTGCCATTTTAAATAGTTCTGAAGTTAAAGGATCAAATTCTTTTTTGTTATTCATATCGGTTGCACTATGCCAACCAAAACCTGAATTAGTTTTTACCTGACCTTTAGGATCTTGTCTGTACCAATCTTTAATATGTTTAAATAAATGTTCATTAAGTTCTTTAGCTTGAGGTAGATCTTTAAAGTATACAGGTGTAGGAAATAATATTTCTCGATTCATTTAAAAGGTTCTCCACCAAACCACATAACTAAAGATTTTCTAAGTCCTTTAGTAACAGGCACAACTCTATGATTAACAAAACTTGCAAAAAAAACAGCGTGTCCTTGTTTAGGATTTAAAATTTGTCCTGGTCTAGCTAGTTCTAATCCACCACCTTCGTAATCACCATCTGGTGATAAAATTAAAGTCATAGATATTTTTCTAACAGGAGGTTCTTTCTTCATAATTAAATCACAATCCATGTGCCAATTATAAAAACCTCCTTCAGGGTATTCTGTGTATTGAGCTTGTTCGTTGATTTGCATATTTTCAAAACCAAAATGTCTTTTATTAGTTTTGTGCATAATATTTTTTAATATAGAATACATAGGTTTAGCATCAACATGTTCAAATGGAATCCAACTGATATGTGATATTCTATTTTTAATATCATGTTTTCCACCTTCTAATCCGCCTACTTCTGCATTCTGTGGTGGCATAGATCTACCTAGATTACTTATAATTTCACATTGTTCAGGAGTAAAAATAGGAGTAATTGTTTGTACTAAATATGATTTCCAGTTTGGCTCGGTTATAATCATGTTGCTCCTCTATTCATTATTGGACTATAATCTACGTCACAATTTGCTGCAAGAGTTCGTCTTGTCTCTTCTGTTCCATTAAAGGGATATACACAATGTCTTATGTCGTATGGAAAAATATAAAAATCTCTTACACTAACCTCTGGTTGATAATCTGTTTTTGCAAACTGACCGGAACAAGATCCCAATATTTGTAATTTACCATTTTGTGGATTTTCTTCTGAGGAATATTCTACACCAAAAGTTGAGGGTAGTTTTAAAACCATAACTGAAGATAGACCTGTAAATAAAGTTCCTTGATGTACATGTATTGGATTGTATTCATTAGCTTTCATTTCATTAACCCAAATAGAATTTAAACGTAGATCATATTTTTTAATATGATTAAAGTTTAAGTAGTGTTTAAACATATCAATAAACCATTGTTTTACCTCTAAGGGTAGTAAGTCATGTTTTTTCATTTTAGATTCATCATCCCCACCATAAAAAATAGAATGTTCATTTACAATTTTACCAATAAGTTGTTTATTAGCTTTATTTAAAATAGAAAATTTACTTTCGTATATATCATTAATAGCGTTGTATATATTTAAAGGTGTTTCATACCTTGTAACTGTTTGACCTAAATTAATAAATTTAAATTTCATTCATTTTTTCTCTAATTTTAGTTGCAGATATGGCTTGTATTTTTTTTGGTAATTCTATTTCTTCTATCTTGTAACCAACACCTCTACCGTAACAAATGTTAGTAATATTAGGCACAACTATTATTTCATACATACCGTGATAACTTTCCAATGCTTCTTTTATATTTTGTTCTACCTTCTTTATATCAAATGGATTATCTTTAGAGTTAGGCATAGATCTAATCATAATAATAACTTGACCTGTTTTCTCTAATGATTTTTTAAATAGTTCTTGATGTCCTTGATGCCAAGGTTGCCATCTTCCCAACATCATTGCAGTAGGTTTGTTATAATCTATTCTTGATTTCATTTATAATACTTTCATAATTATAGTCTTTAATTTCATAATCAACTGTAATAGGTTTTTCAAAAAGTTTATTAGTATCTTCAAACCTTCCTTCTTTAATAGTATTCATCCAAACAGTAATATTATAGTCAGATCTAAATTCATCATAAGGACAAACAAAGTCTACAACACAATCTCCATAAGCTAAACCTGTTAAGGCATACATACGATTAGCTTGTCTAATTCTACCTTCTTCAGTAAAATCCCAATCGTTAAACATTTTTCTAACTTCATCAGCATTAAAATAAGCTAGTTTATTTGTAGCTAATTTTTTAGCAAACGTAGATTTACCTGATCCAGGTAGTCCAAAAACTAATATGTTCATAATACTATGTGTCCATATTCTTTAATAATACTTTCAGGTATCATTTTTTTATATGGGTTTTCCTCTAATTTTAATTCTGTCTTTATCGTATGCATATTGTTTCCAACTATGTTGTCATCGTATTTTAAACCATTTACAGAAAATTGATCTAAGCTATGATAACGATGTGGATAGTACTCTATTTCTAAAAAATTGTAAATACTTCTTAAACATTTTTCTGGTTCTGTTACTAAGTTTTCATATCTAACAATATGACACACATTTTTATTTTCAGGTTTAAGTGCATTTTGTATAGCTGTTAATCCTTTAGCAATCGCACCCTCTTTATTTATTAATAATCTTAATTTTTCTTCTATAGTATTTTTACCACATCTATTTGGAAATGCTGTTGGTTCATTTTCAAACCATTTAATATAAGAAGCAAACACATCTAATAAGTCTCTCCAAAGAATAATACACTTAACAGGCTGACCTAAATATTGTTTTAATAATTTAAAATTACCTTCTGCAGTTGCAGGACCTCTATCAATAATATATTTATATTTCCAATCTTTATAATAGTTTTTATATACAGAAGATAAAACATTATCTAAAGACTTATGATCTGGGTAGTTTTGAAATACATCGGTGCGTTTTAATAAAAATAAATCTTTCATTATTTCTAATGTAATAGAATTAGCCGTCACAGCTATATCTGGATTTTGATTTATCAATGAAGCAAACAAGGTATTACCTGACCTAGGCGTTGCCATTAAAAAAAATATCTTATGGTTTTTGTTTTCCAAAGGCTATCTCTTCTTTCTTATCGTATTTGAGCTCCCCATCTTTTTTTACTCTTTCTATTGTTCTTAATTGACCTACAGCATTAAATACTTCAGGTTGTGAAGTACCTGATGTTATTGTTTCAACTCTATTTTTCATTATTTGATGATAAGATTCAAGTTGATGTCTATTAACATCTTTAGTATTAAATGTTCCATCATCAAATTCTATTTTAAGTTTAGACCACATTTTGATTTCTCTCATTCTATCTTTGGCCACTAACTCCATACTAGCTTTTGAAAAAGTTTTTTCATCAAGATCAACTTTCCAAAGTTCTCTTTTTAATTCATCTTTTTCATCTTTTATTTTTTTTTCTAATCTTTTAATTTTAATATCGTTTCTTCTGTACTCAAAAGATAAAGTCATTAAGTTTTCTAAAAAAACATTTTGTTCTCTAACACACTGCCAATATTTAGATGCTTTATTTGGATATTTCATATCCTGTAATACGGATATTCTAGCTTCTGTCTCTGTTCTAAAAACTTGTTTTTTAGTCCATGTATCTTTAAGTTCTTCTACCATTTCCTTAAAAATATTTACATCTTCTGTAGGAAGTAAATTGTTTAAATGAACATCTGATTCAGATTCGATTAATGATTTAATATTTTCTTTCTTCATTTCTTTCTTTTATATAAACATTTTTTAAACTTTAGTCAAATCTTAAACAGGATCGATAGTAACAGTTCCTAGTCCT